ATCCCAACTCATCCCAGCTATTACCATCGGTGAATAATTCTTTTGCTTTGACTTTTTTTGATACAATCGTCCAACCTTTTTCTCCGGCCATGTGATCAACGGCATACTGTCTTCGTATAGCAACCCAGTCTCCGGGATTGATTTTGGCTTTGGCGGTTTGATTATCCCTTAACTTATTTCTTTCACTATACAAATAGTCTAAATAGGCATTTTTATTATACGCAAATTCCCCTGAATACTTATCCCTCATAGTAGCAAAAAAATCTTCACTCGCGTATGTTTTAATTTTTTTATCACTCATCGGAGCAAAACCAAACGATTCTACGTATTGTATCAATGTATTTATATCCTTGATTTTCTCCTTTGATTCAGCAGACGGATCAGGCATCGCTCTGTACATGGTAACAATCATATCTGGGCGGCTCTTGCATCGAGTTATTATATTATGAACTTCAAGGTCTCCCTCTCCGGTACCATAGTATTGGATGGCATTGCTTGAATACACATCCTCTGGATATATCCCATTTTTTGTCAAGTCGTATAAGGGAGCATCATCTCGTGTAGGAGCGGTATGCTCGCCTCTATACTCATATTCAACTTCTAATAATAATTGTCTAAGTTTCATTATTCTATCTCGTAAACTTTTCTTAATAAATCTTTTGGAACAAATCCGGCAGGAGTAGATACTAAATCCTCCTGCGTAGTAATATAACCACTGGTCGGCAAACAACTTCCAATGTATAATTTCAATTGCATGACGTAAGGTTTGCCACCATGTGCCTGAATCTGTGAATATTTAGCAGCAGTGTCGTAATCAGTTGCTGCCCACGCTCCCGACCTAAGTTTTGTTTTTATAATATTTTTAGCATTTTTTTCGCTTGTACCGTGATATGCAGTAATCCAGTTGGTGTTTTCGGGAATATCAAATGCCTCCCGCATAGATTCTGTTCGCCAACGCCTGTGATCTGTTTGATCGGTTTCGAAAAGTATTTCTCTGAGTTTCATTGTTTTGTTCTAATTTGTTTTTATAGATTTATTTGTTTTATTTTTTTGTCAAACAAATTATAAAATTTTAAGAAAGGAAGAGTCCGGCACTACTGCCGAAATAGAGCCCGCATCTTCTCCCTCGTTTGTATAAAAATACCCACGTTTAGCGTTGCCCAATTTTAAATTTCTCATAATCATGCCATTTGCGCGACTGTCACTGTGCGGGTTCTGTGGAGAATTGGACATTTTACCAATAATTTTAACCGGAAATACTATTGGTTTAGAATCAAAAGGTATTGGCGTTTTGTCAGAATACGTTGCTCTTTCCTCTCTTTCAGTTGGCAAATAATCTTCTTCCGGTATGTTTCCGGAATTAAACCCGGTGTCTTTAAACCTATTCTCGGGCCTGCTTAATGTTTTTTTGCCAGCAAGTAATGTTTTTCCATACTCTCGTGTTCCATCCCACTCTCCTTCTGCCGGAACACCAATTCTCGCTTCCAATGCCTCTGTCGCTGCAAGTTTAGTCCCAACGTGTATTCCCCTTTTTCCTTCTAACTTCTTGTCAGTTGAACCATGGTAAAATATGCTCTCATAAGCGTAATTTTCCTCAAATATTTGATGCTTATTCAGGTACTCGATTTTAACCTCGTTAATTATATCTTTCAATTTCATATTCAGTTCCTTTATATATCAGTTGCTCTGACACGAATGTCAACCTTTGGGTATTTCACTTCAAATATGCTTGGATCAAGTGGAGGGTAAATAACTCCGCCACGAGTAGCAGTTCTTATATCATAAACATTGCCAGAGTATCCAGCATTTTGATCTATCAAATTGGTAAATTGGATATTCTGTATAGATTGAACGCCTTCAACTCTGTCCAGCACAGATGTCAAATTAGAAATAATCAAAGGCTCGTTTATCTGCCTGTTATCATTGTCCATGATTTCAATCAGTCGGTTCGCAACCCTAAGAAGAACTTCGTTGGAATTTTCATTCGGCCTAACAACAACCTCAACATCAATTCCGATATTAATTATGTACGGGTCTTTGATATTTATAGCATCTGTCATCAATCTATACCCGCGCATATATTGTCGCAAGTTTTCTTTTATGGCCTCATTACACTGTACAAAGTTTTTATTTGCATCGTAACTGAGTACGTATAAATTTAGGGAATACGGATTAGGTTGGCGATCACCGTAGATTGAACCAAGTTGTGTGTCTGCCTCTATATATGCCTTTGATATAGCCCCGTATTTTGCGGGCATAGCGAAGCATCTGAGAATGTAATCTTCCTTCGTTACCGCTCTATTTTGAGCAGCAAAGTTGGCCATAGATTCTTCACGAATAACTTCCAATGGTTTTCGACTTTGACCTCCGAATGCAGAGTACGGATTATTGATAGAAAGACTATCTCGAATTGTCTGTAAAACAACCGGATCGGTAGAATCCGCCGGGTTATTAATTGTAGAAGCGACTATACGAGTTATAGTGTTTGCGTTGACATTGTCCCCCAGTCCGGCAGCAACAGAATATTGCACCGACAATGCAGTATTTGAAGGAGCCGATCCATAGGTTTTCGTGTATAGAAAGTTCATGGGATCAATAGAAACATCTGCGGTTCTTTCAAAATAATTCAACCCAATGCCCACGTTCATAGGATTTGGAACGATTTCTTCATCGGCTTCTGCCGACATACCGCCACCAAACTGTATTTCCAAGAAATCATCCTTTCGGAGTCTTGTGACAAATCTTCTCTCGGTTTGCTTGTAAGAAAGCAGGTATGGAACAGAACTTCGATATTTGGAAAGATATGCGTCATTGTATGGCATATTTCTTATACTCTGCTGGATCATGTCCTGAGCCAAGTATTGAACCTCGTACCATACATTATTATCAGAATCCCGGATACTCACTATCTCGGTTATATTGTTTTCGGGAATAACAATTTTATCATATTGCTTGGGTTCCCCAAAGGTATATGTTGCCGTTTTAAGTTCGCCCGACACCGCTTTCACTTTTTTTCTCAGCAAATAGTATTCTACTTCGCCGGAGTCTGTGACCGAATAAGTGGTGATGATAGTCGGGTCAAAACTGGAAGAAAATCTAAAATCAACCGCATCAGTGGTTCGAAAGTATATCGGATCGTTATCCGTAGTAGATACCTGCATATTAGCATCTATGTACAGACCGTATCTAAAATCAGGTCGAGTATTATTTCCGGAACCTATTGCCGGAACCAACTGATAAACATCCAATTCCACACTTGCCGGAACAACTGTTTTGGCCTTGTATCCAAGGGATTGTGCAAGATTGTATAAGTTGATTCGTTCCTCGGCATGATATAAAAGAGATTCTTGCAATTGAATATCTGTATGAAAAGACAGTACGTCTCCCACATAAGAAACGGCTTCAATAAGTCCCATTTGTGGAGATGCCTCATTAAAGTCGTTGAACTGGTTGGGAAAGTATGTTTTCAGAAAGTTGATGAGAGCCAGTCGGTTCTCCGCAAAATCCCTGTTTATATACTTAACCGCTTTTTTCTGTCTGTCGTTTATATTCACGATGGTACTCCTTTATGATACCAAATAGTCAACCCTTCCAGAGTTTTGGAAGAATGTTATTTGTTTATTTGCTCCTGCTTCGGTCACAGAAAACGTGATTACAATATGAAATGCGTTTTCCGGATCGGCTGCCAAGCCCGCCAGATTAGCTTGCTCTCTTACTTCGATACGATGGTTAATAATGTACGGAAGCCATTTCGCGGACTGTCGCCTGATTTCAAATTCTATATCCGTTCTGTTTTCCAAGGTATTTGGTTCAAAGAGTTTATATTGAATACCAATACCGAACTCAGGCTGCATATACCGTTCGCCTTTCTTGGTGAGAAGCAGATTGATATAATTGGTCACAGCCTGTTCTTCCGTAGTACCGGACATATTAAAGAAACCGCCGTTTGAGCCAGCAGTATTCCCATTCGTAGGAAACTTAATTCCTATGAATCCGTAGTCTTGTTGATCCTCCGGATAATACTTTATCATTGCGATTCCTTTAAATTAGCCATTATCTACTTGTCAATTTAACAAATTTAACCTTTGAACCATCCTTTACCACCAGTTCATTTTCTGCCCAATTGATGTCTCGCTTCACCTCTTTCTTAAAATAGAAAGCCTCTTTTTTGATTCTATTTCGGCATCTATCCATTTTTTACCTAACGGATTTTTTACAGGACTTTTAGATATTCTGCGTATTTGCTTCCAAACTTTATTAAGAATATCTTCTTTGTATTCGTCATTGTCAATAATTATGAAGTTTGTGTTTCCAAATAAATTTTGAAATTTTCCTATATTCTGCTGCACGGCTGCCCAGCTATTGATCACAAGGCTTTCCGGTACCGATCTTTCACGTTTGAGGTTTCGTTGTTTGGCCACGTCAAGCGAAGTATTAACGAATATCATGTATGTATCGTATCCCAAAAGTTCAACCTTGCTTTTAAGGGCTTGTATCTTCATATAATCATCCCCCGTACCATCATATATAACTCCAAGTCTGCCGCTCAAATAAGTTTCTTCGGCCTTGTTATACGACTGTTTCGCCCTTGCCCTCATAGCCATAGCCGCTTCGTACTCATCGGGAGTCATTGAATTTATATCCATACTCATGTTTGCAGACCTTAAAAGTTTCTCAAAGAAGACATCACTATTGATAAACTTATAACCTTGGCCAGAAGTAACTTTATTAGAAACAAAAGATTTTCCGCTCCCCGGGCCTCCGGCGAGAAAAAATGCTTTAAGAATAGACGGATCAAACACTCCCTCTTTTAAGAGAGCATTGCTGCCTGCATTTGATTTTTCTTCTTCTATAATCCGATTCATCATTTCTCGAATCGTCGCTTCTAATAATTTACTCATGGGCTTTCTCTATGTTTTAAAAGTTAGGAAGACTGTATTAGTCAACACTGGTATCATTATCATAATTATCATAATTATCATCAAAATCAGAAACATCTGATTCAAGTATTGACATTACTTTGTTTCTGAACCCTTCATTTGTGGGCTTTTGTACTCGTTGAACCTTTGGTTGTGGGACGGGCTTTTCTTTGGAAAACATTCCAGAGTAATCTCGGTTCATGGCAGCTATAACAGATGCAGGAGCAGACGAAAGTGGTGTTCCGGCTTCTGTGGTAGGGACATTTATAATCGATGAATCACTTTGCTCGTAATCGACATCGTTAAACATCTCCATATAACCATTATCGCGTATAGGTTGTGTACTTGACAATATTTCATTTAGCATAGGATTACCGGAGTATTTAACCTTCGGCTTCGGAGAAAGATGATATTTTTCCGAAAAACTTTGAACTGATTTTTTCGCTGCCGGAGGTGCATTTTTAGATTCTTGACGGACAGTCGGCTTGGCAGGAACTTTGGCTTGTTCTTTGAGCAATTCTTTTTTAAATTTAGACATCTCCGCTTCCAGCAATATGGGAAGTTGTTCTTTTAGAGCCTTCTTGACAGATGCCTGTATAAGTTCACTGAGTAATTTTGGATTTATGTTCATAAACTTTGAGTTTTAAAAATTTTAAATTTTATTTGATATGTGTCAAGAAGACGGTTTTGGACTTTTGTTGGACAACCACTTTCCGCCTTTCCAAATGCCTCCTTCCCAAGTACCGTTCCACCAAACTCCATCTAACCATGTTCCATTTTGCCATGTGCCATCATTCCAAGTACCATCCTGCCAAATACCATTTTTCCATAAACCATTGTACCAATTACCATCTTTCCAAATGCCTCCTTCCCAATCTCCACCGCGCCAGCTCCCCGCTTCCCACACGCCTTCATACCAAGAACCGTTCCAGTGTACTCCGGTTTTCCATGTCCCATCCTTCCAAGTTCCATTTTTCCATTCACCATTTTTCCATTCACCATTTTGCCATTCTCCGGATTGCCAATATCCGCCTCGCCAAATACCATTCTGCCATGTTCCATTAACCCAGTCTCCGGTGAGCCATGTACCGTTTTCCCATGTACCATTCAACCAGTAACCTTCTACCCATGTACCGTTTTTCCACACGCCATTTTCCCATGTACCATTCACCCATCTACCACGTTTCCAAGTACCTCCTCGCCACGAAATTTTAATTCTACTAATGTCGTAACCAATAACAGCATCTTCAAAATCAGCAAACAGCAGCCACGGATATTTTGACACTATTACATCAAACGTCAGCCCATCTTCAAATCTGAGTACAGAAGATTTAATCTTTTTCGCCAAAAGTTCCAATTGACTCTGATTAATTTTGGAAATAGTTTTTTTATCTGAATCAGTATATAAATTATCAGACCTGTCAAAAATACCAGTCTTTTCTTTCTGAGCAATATCCAATATTTTTACGAGCGTTTTTACATAACCTTCATGCTGTCTGCCATATTTCACACTTTCAGATTCTATACCGTACAAAACATCGTTTTCGTCGCCTATATTAATATACGGTTTTATAGAGATTCTTGCAATTGGTTTGTTTATATTAACATCGTTTTTGTCTAACAGATAGGATACCATTGTTCCCTCTTCAATATCAACCTCGACAAACTTGCTATATTCACCTCCCCTCAAATCCATACAAGAAGTCCAACTTCGGTCGGTTGCCATACCACCGATATCATAAGGATGTTTACTTATAACCAGTATATAATCGCTTCCAGTAACTTGAACGCTCTTCTCGTTGTTATATTTTTGCAAAAAGTTCAATCCTCGACCATCGTCTTTCCCAAGCATAGTCAAAACCTTTCCCAACTTGATAATTCGATCATCGCCCTTCTTATTTACCAATCCCTGAACATAATCAACGATGTTGTAACCTTTTTCATTTAGATATTTGATTATATTATCCTTGGATGATGTATTAGAAATATCGGAAGCATCATTCGAATTTATATTGAAATACAGTCGGTCTTTGGAGTCCAAATGCCGATTACGTCGATCTTTGGGATTATCAGATTTGATTGCCTGAGATTTCAATCTACTCCATATTTGATTGATTCTTGACAGTGCAGTCTCTCTCCCAACAGCCATCAGTGACCTAAATTCAGATGGAACCAATGCTTCATTTAATATATCTCTAAGTTTCATCCAAATCCTTTACGGCTGTTTAAATTTATTGAAATCGCTTGCCTGTAATTGAGTGTACTGAGCCATTGAAGTTGCTGGGCCAGTAGGGCCGGAGGCGGTTGCGTATTGAGAACTTCCCTGAGCCAATTTTACATCCTCGCCGAGCCATTTCTTCAAAAAATCCATTAATTCGTCAAGATCAACATTGTATTTATCGGATTGAAGTATAACCTTTTTTCCAGTCAGTATTGACTTTTCTTTACCGATAAGCAGGAGCATATCTTTTTTGGCATTCAACACGACCCTATCAGCATCAATTCCTATTTGCGATTTCCCGCTATATTGACCTAACTTTTTCGCTTCTTGGTTTTTATCAAATCCGGCTTTGAAGTTTTTTAACCTTTGGTTGGAAGTCATGTAGATTGAACATTCGTCGTCTTTCAAGTCTTCAACCGTGTACTTTGAACTTCCACCGGGTGCGCCGCCAGTAGGCTTTTTGATTCTAAAAATCATAAGCGGATCACCGTTACCAGTACCTTCCCACGTAGGCTTTTCGGCATATACACCCATATCTCCTTTCACCGTAGAGCCGAGCCTGATACTGGTTCCGAATCTTCCCTCAATAAGATCATCTCCCTCAAACGGTTGAAGATTGTCAGTTTTTTTCGGAGACTTCGGAAAGGTATATCCGGTTTCTTTCTTGTCAGACTTTTGTTGACCGGAAGAACCCTGAGCCGGAGACGATGTACTTCGTTGCCATAACTTTGGAAATTGATGCAGTACCAAATCGTCCGTTCCGTTGATGGGAGAAAAATACATGAATCCCTGTCCCTTAATTCCGGAGTCACTCCAATCATTCGTAGGGCCGGAAACGACAAAGACCTGTTCCCCGATCAAAGGAATCCTGCGCTGCCATATCATAGGTCTGGCATATACATTCCTGACCTGACCTAAGTTAGAACCGTGCGATCCTATACGAATCTCGATAGAACCGAGGGGCAACGGATTACCATCCTTGTCCTTTTGGTTTGGCTTAAAAGCCATTTTAGTTTCTATGACTTCGGCAATAAACATTAATCAGTCGCTGCGGCTCCGGGAATAGTTTTTCTAAGTTCTTTCGCCTGTTCCAGCAGCATCTGTCTTTCCTCAGCGGATATGCCCAACTCTGTGGCTGGATTTTGCGAAACCTTGCTTTTACCAAGACCTCTCTGAACAATAGCAGCCATTTTGATGAGCTGCTCATCATTGCGGACAGAAGTATTTTGCAAGTCGGTCAGCATAGGCAAAATAATGACGGCATCCTGCAAGGTCTTAATCATCGGTTTCACTTGTTCCGCAGTTGCTATCAAATGCTGCTGTTTTTCTTCTGAGTTCTCATATATCTTCAATAAGAGGTCTTCAAAAGTAATATCTTTTCCGTTTTTTGTAAATAAGACAACATCGTTGTTCATATTAAACCTTTTTCTTAATAAATATGCTTATCTGTGTACTTTTCGGGATAATACAAAAACCTGTGCCAGTATCTTGTACCGTTTTTCTTGAATTCCATGTACATATCATAACACAAAGGTTTTAATACTTTTACCACATCTGTAATGCGTTGCGTCTTCGTATTGACCTGTTCTCTGATCATTATATACAATGCTTTCTTGTCATATATATCAATCGAGTGACTGTTTTGGAACAAGTTGAATATAGCGTTTGCTACCTTCTTGTCGGCCGGAGAAAAATCAACTATTTTACCCTCTCGTTCAAAAAATAGATATTCCAAGTTATTATTGCCCCACGAAGACCATTTCAAACAAAAATCCCTGAGTTCGTCCAAATATTCCGTATTATATTGTTCTGAGTCCAAATCCCTGTTATTATCTATTTCGACCACTTCTACCTTTCCATACGTCTCCTTCGCAACCCTTCTCATATTAGCAAAAACCCAGTTGATAGATATCCTATTAAAGTACGAAAATGCTTTGTGTCCAGCGCCCGCATCAAACCTGTTCAACCGTTCATGCAAATACACAACCAAATCATGTTTTATGTTGATGTATTCGTCGTATCCGTAGTTGTAAAATTTCCTGTCATGGATCACGTTCTCTGCAAGTTTGTTAAGCGCCGGATATATTGTTTTATTGAATATCCTTTCCTTTGTAAACTTGCTTTCGGACTTCAAATATTCCGAAATAGCATCTTCCACCTCTGGGCCGAAATAGTAATTCTTAGTTGGTTTTTTCTTGGGACTCGTCATTCTCAAATTCGTCTTTTAGTTCTTGTATCTTTTCTTTGACATTCTTGATAGCAGTAACAATCACCTTGAAAGCAAATCCTACCTCATCATCACTGGAAAATGAACCTCGTTTGTCAATCCGTTGCAACTCCGAATACGCATCGGTGAACATAAACAGAAACGCCTGATAATAATTGACTGCTTCTGTATATATCTTGTACTCGGTAATATTCAAATTCTCAACAACTTTCGTCAATTGCTCATTTTGCCGGAAAAGATTTAAGTTAATAAATAAGGATATTGCCAGCGCAATACCCAACAGTACACATAAAAATATCATTATGAAAACAGTTTAGAAAATTCGTCAGTAGGAGATGTGGTAGAAGTTGATGGCTTGGGGATCACTGTGGAAGAAAACTTTTTAGTCGAAGATTTAAACCAGCGCTCGTATTCAAATCGTGATGCCATCATGTCTGCATGGTGCATTATGTACCCTATATTGTTCCTTAATTTATTGGCTGGTTCGAACACGTTGAAATATTTCTCATTCTCCGGATCATACATACCATCGGCAAGCCGGATTCCGAACAACTCATTTAGCGTATATTTTATACCATAATGGTTGAATATAAACAGCGTTCTGTCCAACATCGTCATGTGAGGGATGTTAGGATTGATTTTATAAACCTTTCCTTGATTTTTGCGATGCCATTCAGAGTCATTGAACTGGTAAAGTTCGGTGTTCTCGCCGGGCAGACCCAACTTTCCAAGATCATGGTGCAATGCTGCAAATTCCAATTCTTTCTTGTCAAATCCCGACATATCAAGACCCTGTGCTTCCCAAAAATCGTATGTGGCCAATGCGAACTTGTAAACACGAAGAACATGATCTACGTAACCGCCCGGTATAGCATTGTGAAAATATTCAACCGAAGATGCAGGTGCCATCTGAATACGATCATCCAACTCCATATCATCGTAGAGTCTTGACAACTCTGGGCCTCTATCAAGTTTCTTGATAAGCGCCTTCAACACTTGGTAGTTCTTTTCAATTTTTTCTGCTGTAAGAAGTAATTGCATTTCAGAATTTTTTAAAAGTTAAACCAATCATATCCAGTTCAGTCACATCCAAATATGCTCGTTCAGGAAAATCACTATACGCATCTATATAGCGCTGTATGAATTTTCTGAACACTTCTGG